GCAAAACCTTACAGGTGGACAGAACAAACCATTTGGACAGTTTGGCTAACCTTGTACGCGACGGCCTGATTACCTTCCACAACTATGGTCAACAGAAAGAGGTTATTAAATCTCATCTGCGCGACATGGTTCGGGAGAAAATGGGGGAGAAAACGCCTGTTTGGCGTAAACTAACTGGCCATGACCATTACTTCCATAGCCTTGCCTATTTATCGACTAGCGTGAAATTTTACCGTGGGGAGTTCGTAGGTCACAAGACAGAGGAAGCGAGAACGGTTTTGGCTTATGGTGCCATTAACCTCGGTGGCCAGAGTCGGGCGAATCTGTGGGGACATCAAAGCAGGGCTTATTAAGATTGCTTTCTCTCTGCTATACTTCAACCCAATTAACAAATTTTGTACAAGAGGCGTAACCTCATGGCGACTAGCTTAACAAGCAAACTGGGTCAGATTCTTCTGCCTAAGAAGACTCCAAGCCCACAGGGGGTGAGTAATTCGCCTACTTTCCAGAGTAATAACTCGGCGAACGTGTTAACAGTTCCCACTTATCGTGACCATTTGACGGATATTTTCACGACTCGTTCGGCTGATGATGCTAATACCTTGTTACAGAATTTACTGGTGCAGGACGCTGATGCTTCTGCTGCCGTTAATGCTTATCTAACTACAGCCGATACTAAACCAGTTATGTACGTGAAGGATATAAACGACAAAATTGACCGAAATGGTCAGAAAGTTTTGAACGCCATTCTTGATACGTTGACGACTCGTTATGACTACAACACCGTTGGTTTTCAATATAAACCGACGTTACGGGCGATGGCCGAGGAGCTGAGGTACATGCTACTGCTGCGAGGCATGTTGGTTGCGGAAGCCATTGTAAGTAAAGAAGGAATCTTTGAAGCTATCAGGCTAATCGACCCAATCAGCTTACAATGGTTCGAGAAGACCAATGGTCGCTTGACCCCCGAACAGGTGCCATCAGGCGGAGGTAATAACATCTCGCTGGATGTCGTTTCCGTGTTCGTTTCTTACTACAGGCAGGACCCAACTAAGGCTTATTCTAACTCTCCTTTCGTCTCGGCCATCAATACCTTAGCTGCGCGTCAACGAATTATCAATGACTTATACCGCATTATGCTGATAACTGGCTACCCCCGTTTGGACATTGAAGTATTAGAAGATGTTGTTGTTAAGAACGCACCTCTGGACATCAAAGGTGACTCTGTAAAACTTACGCAGTACATAAACAACACCATTACTTCAATAACTAATACAGTGAGTAATCTTCGGGCCGATCAAGCATTTGTTCACACCGATAGTATTAAGGCTGACATGGTAAACACAAAATCGGCTGGTATGACTTTAGATATTCAACCGATTATTAAAACCCTGAATGCACAAAATCAAGCGGGTTTGCGTGTGATGGCCACAACATTGGGCCGAGGTGAGTCTGGGGTCAATACTGCAAGCGTTGAGGCGTTGCTGTTTGCCAAAAACGCTGAAGCGTTAAACCAACCTATTGCTGAGTTATGGCAGCAGATATTTACTTTTATTCTGCGTTTGACAGGAAGTACCTCTCGGGTTGTTGTTAAATTTGAACCCGTAGAAATGCGCCCAGCAACGGAACTATGGGCGCAAAAGGTGCTGCAACAATCCTTCTTGCAAAAGGAACTGAGCTTAGGTTCAATAACTGACGACGACTACCACCTAGAGTTATTTGGGCATATACGGCCTGATGAGGCTCCGATTTTAAGCGGCACAGGTTTTATGGAGAAATCGGTAGTAGATGCTGGGGGTATTAGTCCCAATCAAGATGCAACGGGACGGTCGGTAAGCTCTTCGGCTGACAAGTCAGCGAAGAGCAACGCTGTTAAGAAGTAAGGTTTAATCAGTGATTAGGACTTCATAGCTCATGAGAGCTTCATAAGCTCTTGGGTCTATGAAGTTTTTCCATTTCTCGGCTTGAGATTTGATGAAATCCTCCTTAGCTTGTTTGTAAGCTTGGAAGGCAAGCTCAGGGGTGTCGAAGTACCCTATATAGGTGGAGAGCTTATTTGTGCTGCAATCAACCCTGAATTTACCTCTACGGGCTGATACTCCTACAGGTAAGCTACCTCTAGCGGCATTGCGGGAGATGAGTAGAGTATTCAATTCTCTTGGTAGGAATAAACAAGTATCCTCAGAATAAATCTTACCCTCTCTAAGCAGAAAGTCTTTGTCTAGATCAAAACTTTCTTGACCAAAACCTGTTTGATTTTGGCACCAATCATGGAAGTAACTGTAACTTTTAAAGTTCTCGCTTACCGAGCAGCCTATGTAGGTGGGTTTCTCTTTCTGAACATTAGGGTTGTAACAGCGTTTTAGGAGACTGCTCCAAAGGGCATACTCCTTACTAATCTTACCGTTTACTACAGCAGGATATTTTCTATCATTGAAGCCAACACCAAAGACTAACTTAGTCATTTTCGATTCCTTATTCAAAGGTATTCTGAAGTGATGCAGCAACAGGTGAATTAGTCCTGCTTTCGGGTGGCCGCCCTAAGCTGCAAATAAATTATACTACCAATACCGATCCTAATTGTTCAAGTTCTGTAAAAAGAAAAAACCTCCAAAAAGGAGGCTTTATTTTCCCGCAGTAGTAATCTTTACCTTTCGGCAGCCGACGACAGTGCTTTCGATAAAAGGGTTCTTCCGTAAGGTCGATGCACTTACAGTACATTTAAGCTAACCCTTAACGGTCGGCTCGATTGCCTCACGATTTACAGAACCACAAACTTGGCAGAAGGCTAGAGAATCGAACTCCACACAGCAAGATTTGGAGTCTCGCTCGCCACCTTGGAACATGGCCTCCTAAATACTGGTCAGACAGGAAGGACTCGAACCTCCGACCGTCGGCATCCAAGGCCGCTACGCTACCAACTGCGCTACTGTCTGCGCTACTGTCTGAAATAAAGTGGGAAAAGCACAGGACTCGAACCTGTATCTCTCACTATTCAAGTGAGTGTCCTACCGTTAGACGAACTTGACACAAAAACTACCCACTTCTTCTCGGCAACGGCAAGTGGTCAACCATCATGTCAAAGGCTCTTCAGCCCTGCCTTCTTCCTTTTGGCTACAACCTACACCCACCTATGGAGTATCTTCAGGTCTTGGTAGTTAGCACTATAGCGAGGAGGCCGCGCTGTATTGAAAGATTACCAAAGGTATTAAACCTTGTCTGTAAAGAAGTGTAACTTTTACAATGTATTTGCAAACGCCGCCACGTTATAGTAATCTTTACACATCTACAAAATTCATACGAAAAGTGCTATGAAACGCATTGAATTAACGGAAAGAATCAAATCTTTTATCACAGCTTCTGTGGGGGATACGATCGACTACGAAAAAATCGCTGCGTTTGAAGCAACCGCCGTTACGTCTCTGCCTCTCAATAAACGCGGTTCAGTGTTTGATCGTGGGCAGATTACTGCTGAGACTTTCATTGAAGCAGCTAACCTTATCAATACAGGTACTTTTGTACCCCTTCACACGTTGCATGAGCAAGGTTATGAAATTCCTGTAGGCCGTTTATTCTACGGTGAACACGTTAAGTCGAATCAAGGTACTGACGAGCTTCGTGTGTTGTTCTTTGTTGATGGTACAAGTCCTGACTTAATTAGTCGCCTTGATACAGGTGTCATCGAAGAGGTCAGCGTAGGTATGCAGTTTAAGCGTTTGCTTTGCTCTACCTGTAACATTGACTTGATGGAAGACAATGAGTCTATTTGGTCACAGACCTGTAAGAACGGTCACGTCATGGGCATGGGTTCAAACCATGTGAAACCAGACGGTGTTGCCAATTTCCGTGAGATGAGCTTAGTTTCCAAAGGTGCCAGTAATGGTGCGAAGGTTCTTGGCGCACAAAAACGCTTACTCGCTTCTGCTTATTACAAAGACGGCTCTGCTTTAGCAGCCTCCTTGAAAGACCCTGAATTTATGCTTTTTGGTTCTCCCACTAAGCTTGCTGAGGAAGACCCTATGTTGATTGCTGAGTTACAAGCCAAGCTAGTTAAGGCTGAAGGCGACCTGACTTTGACAGCTACAGCTAAGGCTGAAGCCGAAGGTAAAGTTGCTACGCTTGAAGCTGCTAAAACTGAGGCCGAAGGTAAGGTTGCTGTTTTAGAAGCCAAGCTTGCCGCAGAGGCTGAAAACAACTCTGGCCTTGCCGCTAGTATCACAACTTGGGAAGCAGCTTGTACAGCTTCCGAAGCTGCTAAGACTGAAGCTGAAGGTAAAGTTGCTACGCTTGAAGCTGCCAAGACTGAAGCCGAAGCGAAATTGTTAGCTGCTGAAACTGAGTTAGCCCCTCTAAAGGCTGCTCAAACTGCCACGCTTACTCAGCGACCATTTAAGCTTCCTATCGGCGGTGTAGCCAATTTGAATGCTACGACTACCGATAGCGAAAAACCAAAAACTGTTACGACTGGCTCCAACGCCTTTCGGACACCCAAGTAACTTTGTAAACTAAACCCCCACTAGGAGACAACGCGATGACAGAAATCGCATCAGGTGGCGTGACCCTCGTGGGCATTCCCCAACAAGACTTCCGCTTCAC